GACGACCACCAGCTCTGCGACCTGCCCCGCCTCGGTCGCCACGTCCGCGAGAGGGCGCCAGAGATATCCAGTTTTGGTCGGTACACGAAGTCGAACAGGTGATCGAGCGAGGATCTGCCGACTGGCGATCTTCACATCGATCTCTGTTGTGTGCGGCCCGTGGTATGCGCCGTCGGGACCCAGGAACCAACACGCCCCGTCCTTCGTGACGATCCATCGTCGCTGGAGGTCCTCCACCATACAGCGCTGCACGGTAGCGATCCGCTCGAGATCCTCCGCGCTATAGGGGCCGAGCTCCCCCGCCTGCTCCTGGTGGAGCTCGACGGCCCGCTTCCTCTTCTTCTCGGTCTGCTCCCACTCGATCTTCTTGACGGCGCCACCGTAAGCGGTGATCGCGGACTGCACCCCATCCTCGATGTCTTCGCCAGGCCACGTAGCTTGGAAGGACGCCGCGAAGAAGAACCGGAGGGACTCGGCGGACAGCCGTGGATCCCGCGAGGCGAGCCACCAGGTCACTTGCAGGATCTTGCTATGGCAATCCCCGGGGGATGCGAAGGCAGCGCCGGCGGCGATCGCGCGGAGCACCGGGCCGAGCACATCTTCGTGGCATCCCCGGATTTTCCGAAGGATCGCATCGACCGCGGCATGATCGACCCCCGCGGTATCCCATGGCGAAGGTGCAGCCTCGGGGAGATCCCGCGCGGAGATCCATCGCCCCGGATGTCGCCAGGCCGCCGCTCTCTCGAGATCGAATGTTGAAGGCAAAAAATTCAGCCGCGACGCGTCCTTCGTCGCGGGGTCGTTGATCCCGCCGATCATCCGGTTCAGCCGCAACCAGACCTCGAGGTAGTCGGCGGGCTCGATGGGTGCCGCGAAGGGAAGCACGACTCGAAGCCGCAGGCCTCCACCCACAGCGATCGCGCCGGACTTGTGCGTCGTCCAGACCGCGTACTCAAAGGGGTCCAAAATTTCGAAGGCTCGCTCGATCTTCGCCTCGTACTCAGCGCAGACCCGGCGGTTCTGCGCGGGAGATGACTCTGGATCGGGGGGCGGGGCTTCAAGATCGAGCCCGATCGCGTGCGATCGGACAACGCGGGCCTTCGAGCGCTTGCCCCGCACCTCACCGAAGATCACCGCGGGCCCGTCCTTCGCCCGATTCAGCCTGCGTAGATCCGCCGAGTCGGCGGGTGATCCTCGGAGGTCGTGGGAGGAGAAGATCTTCACCCACTGGTCCCAGGGCAGGGTCTCTACCTGTCCCCGGGTCGAGCTCTTCGACGAGTATCTCGTGAAGGTCGGGCCCGAGGCGACGGAATCCATAGCCTGCGACGACCGGGGGATCACCCGCCGCCTCGGAGACCCGATAGGAACGCTCGTCGTCGCATGCGGAGCCGTCTACCCTGAGCGCGACCTGTGCGCAAGGGAAATCGACAGGAGCTGCTAAGATCGTCATCGCGAGATGAGGTCCGGAGATTCAAAATAATTTGAACTTCGGGGCGGAAAGTTCAAAAATAATTTGAATTCCGGGGCCGGAGATTAAAAATAATTTGAACTTCGGGGCCGAAAGTTCAAAATAATTTGAATTCTGGGGCTGGAGATTTAAAATAATTTGAACTTCGGGGCCGAAAGTTCAAAAATAATTTGAATTCCGGGGTCAGAGATTAAAAATAATTTGAACTTCGGGGCCGAAAGTTCAAAAATAATTTGAACTTCGGGGCCAGAAGTTCAAAATAATTTGAATTCCTGGGGGTCGGATCGGGGCCCGAGCAGCGCTTCGGGGAGGGCTCATCCTGAAAAATCGTGGAGCTACGGGGGGGTAGCTGGCAAATCAGGGGCCGGTCCAACCAGCGAAAAGCTGCCTGGGACAGCGGATATGGCAAAATCGCGGAGCTACGGGGGGATAGGAGCGATCCGCCGGTGGTGGGCCACGTCCCACCCCCCCCTTTAACCTTCTACCATTGGTTTTGGGGGGGGGGGGGGCGAACTTCATGTTTACCCCCCCTCCCCTCGAACCCATTGCTAAGAGGTCAACATAGCCTGGACCGGTGGCCCACCCCCCCCTAGACGCTGCGCTACCCCCGCCGCAAGTCGAAAATCCTGTCCCGTTACATCGTAACAAAGGGTGGACCGGCCGGGACAGCACGCGTAACCTATTGAATTTATGCGAGGTTCTTGTCCCAGGGTGGATTCTCATTTACTTCCGTGCCCACCTCGGTCCGTAACCTCCTGAATTTACTACCTCCTGCATTTCGAGCTCAATTCCGAGATCCCCCAGTGCCGATCTCCACCCCCAGGATCTGCTAGCAATACCCCCCCTACCCCTCAATTTTCGTGCGGACGCCTGTACGCCTCTGTGCTGGCGCCTCTTCGCGGGTGGGACCCTACCCCTCGGAAGCCAAGATCTCCCCGCAGGGGGGAACCTCGTGCCCCGGTTGACGCCCCTCTTCGAGGTATGGCAACGTATGGTCATGCCCAACGTTAGAGGCAAAGACAAAGGGCCTCGCGCCCCTCGATCTCTCGAAAAAGTGACTGAACGCTGTCCGACCTGCGGTCGGGGCTTCAAGCGCCTATCGATGCATCTCTGCGCCCGTGACCCACTTTTTATTGACCGGGAAAAAAAGGCCATGCCTGTCGGTCGTCGATGGCTCCCGGGGAAGAGCCCGAATCCGGGGGGCGTGTCGAAGAGACGCGTCACCCTGGTCACCGAGGTCCGAGCTCGACTCTCCGCCGGCGATCAGGTCGAGCTCGCCTGCCAGCGGCTCTTCGAGCTCGCCACCTCCCCCGATGACAAGACGGCTCTGCTTGCCTTGTCCGAGTTCTTCGATCGCCTCGTCGGCAAGGCGCCGCAGGCGATCACGGGAGCGGAGGGGGGTCCTCTGGTCTCAGTGGATTTGGGGTCCAAGAGCGACGAGGCCATCCGGACTGAAATCACAACTCTAATGGGGCAGCTCGTCAATCTCGGTGGCCTGCCCAAGTGATCAATGATCGAGAGCGCGAGCACGAGAAGCTCCGCGTGCTCGCAAAGATCATCGAGTGCAAGCGAGAGTTGCTGTACCGGGAGGCGCGGCGTGACTTCTTCGTCTTCCAGCGCGCGGTCATGCGTACGGAGACGAACGCCCCATGGGTCCCCGCGCAGGTGCATCGTGAGTGGGATGCCTTTTTCGAAGCTCACGATCGCGCAATCTTCTGGGCTCCTATCGAGCACGGCAAGACCGAGCAGCGATCGATTGCTAAGACACTCTGGCTCTTGGGTGGCAACCCGAACCTGCGGCAGGCGATCATCAGCGAGACGAGCACGCAGGCCGACAAAATTTGCTCGGCCATCAAGGGCTACATCGAGACGAGTGATGACTACCAGCGTGTCTTCCCCAGCGTGAAGCCGAAGCGCGGCAAGTGGGGCGAGTCCTCGTTCACCGTTCAGCGCCCAACGATCTCGAAAGATCCGAGCGTGCTCGGTCAAGGCGTGCTCGGCGCGATCCTCGGCGCGCGTATCGATCGTGTCGTGCTCGACGACATCATCAGCTTCCTGAACACGATCACCAGCGAGCAGCGCGAGAAATCCTACCGGTGGATCATCTCGACTCTGCTAGGCCGCATCGTCGACGGCGGGCGCCTCGAGGCGATCGGTACTGCATGGCATCGTGACGATGCGATGCACCGGCTCGAAAAGCTCCCGGCGTTCGTGTCCCGTAGAGAGCGCGCGTGTACCGTCACGGTGCGGCATGGTGCTCGGATCTTTTCGGATCCACTGTGGCCTACGCAGTGGTCATCGCAGCGGCTTGAAAAGCGTTACGGCGAGATCGGCGAGCTGGAGTTCTCGCGGCAGATGCTCAACCAACCTCTCGTCGACGGGATGTCGCGGTTCAAGATGATTTGGTTCGAGCGTGCATGGGACGCCGCAGCGAAGGCTGGGCGAGAACTCGGGCGAGGCACCTCTACAGATCCTGCGTTCACCGGGGTCGATCTCGCGGTCGGCCGGAAGAACTTCCACGATCGGACGATGCTTGCGACGACGCTACTGCAGCCCGACGGCAAGCGCGTGCTCGCATCACTGCATGGCGGTCGATGGGAAGGTCACGAGATCGTGCGCCAGATCATCGCCGAAAAACGGGCGTATAACTCGATGGTCATGATCGAGACCAATGCGGCGCAGGAGTACATGCGAGGGTGGGTGCAGGACTATGGAGAGGCGGCGTCGGGGTTCATCACGACGGGTCCAAAAAAGCTCGATCGAGAATTCGGCATTGAATCACTTGCGGTGGAGCTTGAGAATGGGCTATGGCTCATTCCGAGGACACCAGAAACCGAAGAGCTCGCGCGAGAGGCCGTCTACTACGATCCGATGTCAGATACTGGGGACAGACTGATGGCCTGGTGGTTCTCTCGTGAGGGCGTGCGGGCTTACGGTCCCGCGTGTCGTAGCAAAACGCGTTCGAGCTCCGTCGAGAAGAGCCCGGGTGCATCCATCATGGAGATGGACCTGTGAGCCGGAACCGATCGATCCGTCTGGTTGAGAAAACATTGCGGTCCAGCGACGAGATCGGTGGATCGGGTACGCAGATTTCCAGCGGGCAGATCTACGGGATCGAGCACAACTCAAAGCTCACGCGCGAGGCGATGCTCGGTGCTACTGGAAGCGTCGGCATCATCCAGCGGATGCGTCGAACCAACCCGCAGATCCAGGCGTTGAGCCTCGCGATCAAGCTGCCGATCATTGGTGCGGATTGGACGGTGCGACCCGCGACTGTAGATGGGAGCACGGGCCTGGTGCAGGACCAGGCGGAGGGGCACGCGGCCTCGGTCGCACGCGCGCTCTTCGAGACGCCGGACGACGACTGGCGCAGCGTTGTACGGCAGGGGCTGCTTCATATCGACTTCGGTTTCATGTTGTTCGAGCCCGTCTATCAGGTTGATCATGATGGGTCGTATGTGCTTCGGCGGATCGCGCCGAGGTTGCCACAGACGATCGACAAGTGGATCGTCAAGAATCGCCGCCTCGCAGCGGTGCAGCAGACCTACCTGGATCCCGAGACCTCGCGCTATCGTACCGTCGAGATCGAAGCGGGGCGGCTCGTGTTGATCACGCACGAGCGCGAGGGTGACAACTACGAGGGGTCCTCCCTGTATCGACCGATCTGGGCGATCAACGAGATCAAGACGATGCTGCTCAAGCTCCTCTCGATCGCGTTCGAGCGCGAGGCGCTGGGCATTCCAATTGGGGTACGGCCCGAGGCTGGCAGCGACGCGACGCAAGACGACGATGTCGAGAGCCTGCTCAAGAATCTGCGAGCGCATCAAAAGTCGTACGGCATCTTACCAACGGGTTGGAGCCTTGAGTGGTATTTCAACGAGGGCGGATCGGCCGCGCGCGAGGCGATCATCACGGCGCTGCGTTACCTGGACGAGCAGACGCTCGGGAGCGGACTCGCGCAGTTCCTCGGACTCGGGTCTACGTCGTCGGGGTCTCGTGCCGTGGCGAGTGAGCACACGGATCTGTTTTATCTTGCCTTGCGCGGGATCGCGATGAATTTGTCCTCCGCGTTCAACGGCGTTGGCCTTGGATCGGACAGCGGGTTGATTCGGAAGCTCACCGCGTTGAATTTCGGTGAGCAGCGGGCCTACCCCTGGCTCGATGTCGAGAACGTGAAAGCGAAGAGCCTTGCGGCGTTCGCCGAGGCGATGACCAAGCTCGGCGGATTCATCAACTCGGACGACGTTGTGGAAGAGTACGTGCGGGCGTATCTCGGCGTTCCCGCGACTCCGACGGAGGACAAGCCGAAGGACAAGCCGAAGGACAAGCCGAAGGACAAGCCGGAGGACGCGGCGAAGGACGCGGCGAAGGACGACGAAGAGGACCCCGTGAAAGAGGCCCGTGATCTTTTGCTTGCGGAGCCCGGGGCGTTCGCGTTCATTCCTCCGCGCCCCCTTGTCGGTGCGGAGGTTCACGTTCGTTTTGCCGAGATCGCGATGCGCCTGGACACGGCGCCCGAGGATATGACCGCAGACGTGCTGGCCGTGATCGATGTCGCGATTGAGGCTGCGTTGCCGAAGATCCGACGCGCGATCAAGGCGGAGGACGTGTCGAGGCTCCCGAAAAGATTACCTGGACTCGCTGCTCGCATCCGCGAGGTGCTGGGGGAGGGGGTCGACGCGACGATGACCTTTGGTGCTGCGACCGTCCACGGTGAGGTTCGGCGGCAGCGGATGTCGCGGCGGCCCGCGGCGGCGGTGCGCCGCTTCGCAGATCCGAACGAGACGAATATGCAGAAGCGGTTGAAGCTCCGTCGCGAAGCACTTGACGCGGCGATCGATGCGGTGGCAGAGGAGATCGCAGCGGCGGCAGAGGCTGCGGTCAAGACTCGGGCGATCGCAGCGATCCGATCGGTGAGCCCTAGTGGGATCTCCGTGGCGATGTTCGCACCTGGATCGATCGGTATTCGGCAGGGGACAGTGGGACTTACCGCGACCGCGCTCAATCTGTCGCGTGACCAGGCCGCAGCGGCGCTCAACGTGGAGCAGGTCCAGTTTTCCTCGATAATGGATGCGCGGACGTGTGCAGAGTGCTCTTCAGCCGATCAGCGGATCTTCGATTTCGGATCGTTGGAGCACACGGAATACGAGTGTCCCTACTCGGCTTGTGCGGGTGGCGGCCTGTGTCGCTGCATTCTTATTTACCTCGGAGGAGATGAGTCATGAGCTACGAATTTCTCAACCGCACAGCGTTCTTCGCGTTACTCAACGAGCCGAACGAGAACAACTATTCGACGGTCGAGATCATGATTGCCGGTGAATGGGAGCATCAGCAGTACGGAAAGATCACCATCACGAAGAAGCTGATGGAGGCCATTCGCCACAACTTCGAGCGCTTCAACATGGCTGGTCGGATCCCATTCGACTTCAACCATGGATCGGAGCGGCCCAGCGCAGATGCCGAGTCGGCGAAGGCCGCGGGCTGGATCCAAAAGTTGATCGTCGTCGGGGATCACGCGCTACATGCAGTCGTGCAGTGGACGGACGAGGCAGCACGACGAATCCGAGCCGGTGAATATCGATTGGTTTCGCCGGCGTACACCGCCGACTACCAGCACCCCGCGGCCGGCGGGAAGAAGATCGGGCCATGGCTGCACAGCGTTGCGTTGACAAACCGCCCGTTTTTGAAGAACCTCGAAGGAGGTATGCAACCTGTTGCGTTGTCTGAAGAGGCAGCGCGGCATTTCAGTAAAGGAGAACTTGATATGAAGTTCATCGAGATCGAGGTCAGCGGGAAGAAGATCCGTGTGGCCGAGGAAGACGCAGACGAGGCGCGGAAGCTCCTCACCGAGAAGATCGCGAAGGATGAGGCCGAGGCGCAAAAGCTCGAGGCCAAGACCATCGAGCTCGAGGCCGAGAACAAGCAGCTCATCAAGCAACTTGCCGACGCCCAGGCGGGGGACGACGAGCAGGTCAAGCTGCTGCGAGACACCGTGGGCGTACAGACGGCGGCACTCAAGGACGCGGCCGATCGTCTGGCCCAGATCGAGGCCGACGCGAAGGCCGTCAAGGCCGAGGGCCTCCTGGACGCCGCCGTTCGAAGCCACAAATTGTCGAAGGCCGAGCGGGACAGTGAGGTCTACCAGACCCTTGCGCTGCGTGACCCAGAGGTCTTCGCTGCGTTGGTCGCGGCGAAGCATCCGGTGGCGCCCATCGACGAGCAGGGTGGTGGCGGAGACGCTGGTCTGGAGGATGCAGATCGTCAGGCCCTGGTGTTCAACGATTTGATCGATCAGCGCTTCGAGGTGCTGCGGATCAAGAACCCGACCGATTCGGAGCGGCACATCTACAGCCGAGCGCTGCGAGAGGTGACCGCCGAGAACCCCACACTCGCCGTCTTCGACGGGCAGAGCATCTAGAATAGAAGGAGAAAAATCATGGCATCCATTGGATCAGAGTTCCAGGTCTCACGAAAGGCCAACGAGTCCCTCGGCGCATTCCTGTTCGTCAACATCCTGTCGACGGACAAGACGCAGGTCGAGCTGCCCGACCTCCAGGCGGACAACGACTGGGCACTCGGCATCACCGAGCACGTCGCAGCGGCTGCCGAGCATGTGGACGTTCGCGTTGGCGGTGTCTTCAAGCTCAAGCTCAACGAGGCCATCGCGTTGGGTGGTGCCATCACCGCCGGACCGGGAGGCGAAGGCGCCGACCCAGATGCCGGCAACTACATTCGCGCGATCGCGCTCGAGGCGGGCGACGCGGACGACATCATCGAGGTTCTGCTTGTGGCAGATCCCGCGGCGAAGATCGCATAGCCCAACCAGGCAAAGGAGTCGAAAATGTCATTCGGAAGAAGTACCATTCACACGAGCGCACCGCTCACGAATCTCACGGTCAAGGTTTTCAACGACCCAGAGAATTTCATTGCGGGACGGGTCGCGCCGAGAATCCCCGGGACCGTCAGGGTCACGGGTTCCTACTACATCTACAGTCGGTCGAACCTGCGGATCGACGGGACCATCAAGGGTCGTGGCTCACCGAGCAAGTCGTTCACGCGAGATCTGGATTCGACGACCTACACCACGGCGCGCTATGGTGGGCGGATGATCGCGCTCGACGATGATGTCGACGAGGCAGACGCGTCCATCGCGCAGATGCAGCAGGACGACGCCGAGGAGATCGCCGAGAAGCTCGCGCTGGACTACGAGCTGGCGGTCTACACGAAGGTGACCACCTCGGGCAACTACGCGAGTGGGCACAGCATCTCACTCACCGACGAGTGGGACGACTACGTCAATGGTGATCCGATCGCAGACGTTCGGACCGGCCGAGAGCAGGTGCGGTCGGCCATCGGTCGGTACCCGAACTACATGGCGATGGCGGCCAAGGACTTCGACAAGTTGAAGTACCATCCGGACATCAGAGAGCTGTACGTCTACACGGGTGGGATGGCCGTCGATCCGTCGACGACGATGGTCGCCCGGGTACTGGGGCTCACCGACATTCTCGTGTCGAAGGCGGTCTACGTCAGCTCCGACGAGGGGCAGGCGACGGACACCCAGGGCGACATCTGGGGAGAGAACGCGGTGCTGTTCTACAGCGGCGCGGGAATGGGGCGGAAGTCATCGCACTTCCTCCGAACGTTCATTTCCCAGGAGATGCGCACTCGCAGTTATCGAGACGAAGAGGTCGAGGGAACCTGGACCGACTCGGACTGGAAGTACGGGCTCGGATTCATCAACGTGGACAACACCACGGATCTGAAAGCCACCGGCGGGTACCTGATCGCAAACATCCGCTCGTAGTCTATCAGGCTACAGCGGGGCTGGCCGCGCCTGGATCCCCCCGGCTCGGGCGCGGCCAGTGTTCTCGAAACTCAAATTCAATAGGAGAACCAAAATGAAATTGGTATTGAAGAAGGGCCTGCACTACAAGGTCGATGGTGCGACGGTCGCGGGTGTTCCTGGTGAGACGATCGATCTCGACGATCGCCAGGTCGCGAAGCTCCACAAGAAGGGTCTGCTTCTGGAGCTCTTCGAGGACCCCCATCCTGCCGGCGGTGGCAGCTCCAGGGCGGCCATCCTCGGCGTCAGCATGGCCAGTCCCAAGGCCGATATCCTCGCTGCGTGCGAGGCGGCGGGTCTGGATGCTGATGACAGCTGGACCAAGCCCGATCTGCTGGAGCTGCTCAACTCTCCGGAATCCTGATCACAACCTGAAGCCTGAAGGAGGCAAAATGCGTCGTTCCATTCTCGTGGGGCTTCTCGCCCTGGTCATCGTCCCGGGCCTGGCGCTCGGGCAGAATCGTGTTCGCGATCGGCACAAGCACGGTGTGCTGCTCGCAGGCGCGGTAAACGTCAACAACGGAACCTCGACAGTCGAAGTGCTCGACGAGCTGCACGCGCTCTCGGGTCTCGACGCGACCGAGTTGGGGTTCCTCGATGCCGTGGTGGCGGGAACCTCCGCTGCGTCGAAGGCCGTGGTGCTGAATGCCACGAGCCAGATCGACAACCTCGACGTGACCGGGGCTCTGAAGGTCGACGGGGACCCCTACGTCCAGTGCGAGACGGTGACGGTGAGCTCCGCTGAGCTGCTCGCCTTGAACGCGACGCCGAAGGAGATCATCGCGGCCCCGGGGGCGAACAAGTTCATCGTCGTGCATTCGCTCTACCTCGCGTTGGACTACGCGACCACGGCCTACGCCGGGATCGCTGCGGGCGAGGATCTGACCGTCGCGTACACGAACGGGAGCGGGGCCGACGCGTTGCCGCCCATCGAGACGACGGGCTTCCTCGATCAGGCAGCGGACACGCAGCGGATCACATTCGCGACGGGTACGGTGGTCGCGGGAGGTGCGGCCACCGCTGCGATCGCCCCGGTGTCGAATGCCGCGGTGGTGCTCTCGCTGGACACCGGCGAGATCACCACCGGGGATTCCCCCCTCGATCTCCGCGTCTGCTACGCGGTGCTCCCCGACCTTCTCTAGGAGAATGGCCATGATCAATCCAATCGACATGATCGATATCCCGCTGCCCAGTGGGGTGATCAAGCGGCTCACCTCCTTGGAGCAGGTGTGCCTGGCATTGCAGCGTGACGTGATCCAGCTCGGGCGAACATGTGAGTTCGTCGACAAGTACGGCTCGAAGGGGCAGAAGAAGATGACCGTCGCCCGCTTCGGCGAAGCGGTCGATCATCTGGATGTGGCGCTGACTGCACATCAAGAGTGCATGCTCGAGGCCGCGAAGAAG